CAGCTTCTACTCCTGTAACTATTACTGCAGCATTAGCATTAGCTACTACTGTACCAACTTCACCCGCCGCAGATACTCCGGTAACTGAGACTAGAACATCAATTCCTCCTACGCCCCAGCTACCTGTACTCCAGCTACCACTACCCCAACCGGCCATTTAATACTCTTAAGCAATACGAATGATTGCGTTAGATGCGTCATTTGTCGGGAAAATGATTGTGAAATCTCCATCCGTCGAAGTTTTATCCGCACCAAAATCTAATACGCAGACTGATGCATTAGTCAATGTTGTATTAGCAGTACCGTTAGCTGAAGGTGTAGTGTTATAAATTAAAGCACCACGGGCTGTAATTGTTACGTTAGGAAACGTTAAATCAGAAAAATCAGTAAATCCCGTACCCGTATTTGCATTAATGTTAGTAGCAGTTACACCTGTATTAGTTAATGCATTACCGCCAGCCGTATAGTTAGTGCCGGAAGATGAAACTTCATCACTATTTGTATATGCGGTTGTATTAGCATCTAATGTTGCCGTAGATGTGTATAAAGCGAGTTTAAACGTGTCGCCTGATGCGTTACGAAAATCGTGTACGGCTAGCAAAAGTTCAGCCTTAAACGAAGTGGTCATTGCTTGTGTAATTGCCATTTGAAATACTCCTTAAGTATCTAAAATTTTAACTAACTCTGGATAACCTGCTTTTTTAAACTTATTAACCAAAGTTACATTATGTGACCTTACGGCCTCATGCATATAAAACACCAAAATTTTTCTGATGTTGTCCCTAAATGCCTCTGCCTGCTCACGAATGAGTGGGTGAGTCTGGCTTCCGACATACATAATTTTGTCGAGAGCGCGTTCTGATATCTCTTCTGGTGTAAATCCACGATTTTGTGTAGTTTCAACACGTACTGAACCACCTAAAAGAACTGAAACTTCATTCATATTCATCGGACTGGATACCTCGCTTGAACTGTTCTGTACATATCTTGGCGATTCTTACCTTCGCCAAGTTGTTTTAGCATGGCGAGTGCTTCATTATATCGAGATATATAGTTAGAATTAACGTCCTGCTCGCCCTTCATAAAGGCGTACGCCTCTAACAATGAACCATAAAGAAGAACAGAATCAAAGTTATTACCAAGCCAAGTCTCTCCACTAGCAGCAGCAGTAATTGAGATCGGATAGTAAAAATAATGTAGTTCAAAGTCGTAATTCAGATCCGGAGTTGGCCCTAAAATAAAACTAGATTGATCTCCCGGCACAACGGTTGGCCCTTTAAAAATAGCATAGTGTTGGGGTTTACCCGTATCTGTCGGAATAGGATATGCCTCCCGAATAAACTCAACGTCCTTATTTAACAAAAACTCTTGTGCTTGCGTCGTTGGGTCAATAATGGACAAAGAAAAAGTAGCCAGCCAATCTGATGGCGCACTTAAGTATTTATTACTTGCCGTGCAATTTCCTATGACATTCTTACGAAAAACGGGAAGTTGAACACTATTAAAAACCCTCTGCTCAGCCTGAGTAATAAAAGTATCGACCTGATCTTTTGTGAGAAAAGATGTCGTTGTAGCAGTGGTGGTTGCGACCACCGTATCTGGGAAATTATTCTCAGCGTAGGCTTGTATGGTCTGAAACAGTGTTGAGTAGTTCACAACTTATCCCATCTTTTTGCTATTACCGGTACCTTTAGTAGCCGCCCCAGTACCGCGAGTTTTCTGAGTCTGCGTGTTAGGCACGTTGTTTGGGTATCCATTGTTATTGGGTACGATTGGTATTTGCTTGACTGGCTTATCCATTACCGTCCCCTTCCAGCATTTTTATAAGTGAAAGACGATACTTTTTGATTGGCAACTTTTGCCAGATTGCGCCCCATAGCTTTCATCTGAAGGTTGGTTTTGCCACCTTTAGCCAATTTCTTTGCACTAGCGTCAGGATGAGCTTTAGCTCCCTTCTTTTTCATGTGCGCTTTCAATGCTGCTTTCATGTCCATTTTCTACTCCTAAGTTATTGTTACGGTCACGGTTCCTGTTTCCCCGTTAGCCTCTAGGTTATTCAGTAACCCAGATAACTGCAAGGGGTCGTTTAAACCAACAGGGTTCCACCCCCATTGGATCTGTCTACTACCGCCAGATGGCGTTCCAAATGCATCTACGTCCTCGTTGGGCAAGTTTAATGGGTTAGTTTGTATACCCGTGAAACCCGCCTGTATGTAACTGGTATCTTTTCTTGGATTCTGTAAAGCCTGTGGGTCATAAACTGGGTACATCCCTAACTGTAACTGTGGCTGATCTGGCTCCCAGCAGGTAGGACAAACCAGCAAATTGATGTTTTTGGTCTTGATGACCAACTTTTTCAACTGCTTTAGTTTGTAACGAAATCCGCATCTATCGCACTCCGCTATAGCTTTTTTGCCAGAAGCAAACTTTGGGCCGGACATAACTTACCTTAGTAAAAATACTGCCGTGGAGCCAGCCTCAAAGACGCCTTTTCTCGATCCTCACTTGACCCTAATGCCCATTGCTCTTCATATGAAGCCTTTAACATATCAATCCTACTTATGGCATCAGGTATCTTCAAAGACAGGTAATAGGCCAATCCAGCCGCCATACAAGGGATCATACGGAAAGGGATGTCTTCGGTATTAATACCGTTGCCAGCGTCTTGGATACGGCGCAAACGCCAGTAAACAAACGAATAAAAGTTAGACTGATCTGGCGAAGGCCAAACACAGATATTGGGCAGGTTTCGCACCGTCACAATAGCCCCAGCGTTATGCCCTGCGGCAGTGCTGTTATCTACGCCACGAACACAGTTTTGTAGGGTATTCCCTGATATTTCGTTGTACCCGATGGTCTCATTACCTAGTTTGATAAACCCAACATAGTTCAACCCTTCTACAGAACTCAAGGTAATCGTGTTAGAAGACGACGTAATCGTGGTGGCTAGGGTCTTAGTTGTGACGTTTTCAGCCCCACTCTGGCGGTCAATCCAGACCTGAATTGGCCTACCTTGGGCGTTCTTATTAGGGATCGTAGAGTAGGTGCTGCTAGAAATCCGGTTGATATTGATGTCTGACTGGTTTATACCGGTCTGGGTACGGATCACCATGTCCATCAGGTCAATGGTATCTACGGGTAGGGCATAACAAATCTGCCCCTGATTTATAGGAATAGACCCCTGCTCAATAGTCCACAGGTTGATACCCCGGTTAGCCCACTCAATCGTCAATAGGTTCAAGGAACGACGGGCGGTACGCATATCGTAGCCCGAACGCAACTCGGTGCCACAACGCTCAAAAGCCTCTTCTACGAGGTTATTGAGGTCTAGGTTAAAGGTCGAGGTACCTATTGTGCTCATGCTATTTTCCTATGTGGAGCAACTTTTTTAGCCACCCCTTTAGGCTGGGCGACGAATTGCTTTCCTGCGGCTTTACCGGCTCGCTTTGCACGGGTGGTCGCGGCGTACTCTTGCGGGGAGAGCGCTTTGATGGCGCTGCTTGGGAGGTATCTTTCCCCTGTAGCCTTCGATCCTTGCGTAGAAGGTTTGCCACTCTTAGTTCTCCACTTTTGTTGAGTCCACGCTTTCAGACTTTGCTGCGGCTTTTTCAAGTTCGACATCTCGCTCTCTCTGCCTAATCTTCCTAAAGTCCTCTGCGGTGCTAATTAACCAGTCAAATACGTTTCCATCCGTCTGGGCGTCGTACACTGGAAACTTAATCCTTATACCCACCGCCTGCTTTCTTGTACTGCATAGCCAACATCTGGGCCTTACGGGCACTCCATTGACCCGGAGCACCCCCCTTACCGCCAGCCTTAATCCGCTCAAATATAGACTTACGCATACCGGGTTTGGTGTAGTTACCTGCCTCGTTTACCTTGGACTCACCGCCCTCAGCATACATCTTGACCTTATTCGGATTATCCTTGCGAATAATCGTTTTGGCGTTTGGCATTTTTGATGGGTTTATTATGCCCATCCCCCGGCTAGCACGCATTTAGCATTTACCGCCGTAAGCCATTTTTACTTCTTTACCTTTGGTTTTGCCTTTCTTGGCAACGCCGTCGGCTTGCTTATGACCACCAGCCAGACCACCAGCACGCATCTTCTTCATACCGGCTTCTTTCATCTCATGCTTAATCATGGATTTGGGAGCGCCCTTTTTCTTCATGAAGGAAACTTCTTTCTTCATCATTGCCTTTGACTCTTTCATGGTGCCGCCTTCCTTTTTAGTGAACTCTTTGCCTACGGACGTTGGTACGCCCACCTTTTTTGCAAACTTTGGGTTATTAGCCACCGCTTGCATAAATCTTTCTTGCTTGGCTGAAACACTAGGCACGAGTCTTACCCCGAATCGCTATACCATCAGCACGTTTAGATGCAGAAGACTTCACCGCACCGC